TTACCGTTCTTATCTTTCAGACCAGTGTACTGACAAGGCACCAATATACTGTCATCAAAAGAACTGGGATCATCCCATACCATCATATCATAATCATATGACACATACAGCCCATCTCCTTGAATAGCATATTTACTCGGTGGTTGAAATCGGCGTGCTAGTTTATTCCAGAATTTAAATTTCAGTTCTCTCATCTGTTTTTTTCTTTTTAAATTTATCTACAATAGTACAAACCAACAGTTCAAAACATGTCACGACAATCCACAGAAACATGATTAGGTAGTTCATTATAGTTTTCATCAGTTTACCTTAATTGTTTGCTTTGTCAACTCTTCAATCACTTTTCCATCACACAGTAGTCGGTGTTCTGTTCTGTGATTATAATGGGATTTTAACATGGCCCACGCTCCTTCAGCAAAAGACTTTCTCATATAGCAAAAGCCAGTCATCTTACTCCATTTATCAATGGGAGGCGGCATGTAGAATTCAATGTCGTATAGTTTTGGAGCGCTCATTATTCAAGAATTAAATCTTCTTCACGGGTTTCATTAATACCACAGCACTTACATTGGTCCCATAGTAGTCCAACACTGCCCATTTGCCAGTCTCCTTGTTTTCTGTAGTGGCAGTAACCATTGTTTTGTTTGGGAAAATCGAGCATTTTATCCCAGAAGGGACAATGTGGTCTTGCCACAAACCCGTCTTCCAAAATGTTCACAGCATAGCAGTATTCTCCTTCAGGAATCAGTTTCATACACTGTTCTACAGTGAGTTCAGCTTGATTCAATTTTGGAGCATCTTTATGCTCACATATTTCGGACAATTCGCTGATGTCTTCGAAGATACTATCCTCTTTTACTCCAATGTCAAGAAGTTCTTTTTTGGAAGCGTAGGTGTAGTAGATGTCAGTTATCATACCTCAAATCCCCACGGGGAAAATTTAGTCTCGTTTTCTTCTTCCAACTTAATCAATCGAAACCTACTATCATGTTTGGCAATTCCTCGTAGCTCTAACCAAGCCTTGAATGATACTCCCCACCCTGTAGTTCCAAGAGTCACACTCTTACAGTATTCAGCAATTAAACACTGAACTTGATATTCGGTGAAGTCGCCATAATCAACAGGTTTACGCTCTGGTTTGTCCTTCATACTTTTCTTTCAATTTTGCTAAAAGAGCAAGTTCAGATTCTTTTTCTTTTTCAGTTTTTTTACGTTTCTGTTCTTCTCGTTTTTCTTTTTCGATAATGTCCTTCTCAAGATTTTTTTGATGCTGAGCTAGTCGTTCGTAGTAAACACTATCAGTTTCTAGACGCTCACCGTAAATACTAAGTTCGTATGGAGCATCCCAACCAGCCCAATCAAACTTTAATTGTAAATTGCTAAATCCTTCTTTGGTGAATTTATCTTGTGTCTCTTGTAGGAAAGAAATAATTTCCGAAAGCTTGGTAGCATCGAAGCATGTTCCAATATGAACCAACTCTTCCTCGATCAATTGTCGTTCTGTGGGATCAGCTTGTTTAGACTTTACTGGTTTCATAATTTATTATATTAGAGTTCCTTAGAGAAGAGAGTAGAGTCCGCCAATTCGTAACTTTCCCATTCAATAAGTCCTTTAGGATTAAAGTCACAACCTCCACATCCCCCGTCTCTGCCTTTGCAGATGATACATTTCTTACTTTGCTTTTGTTTCTTTAGAGAACGGATCATTCCGTTGCCAGCACAATGATAGCAATTTGTAGTTGTCTCATGACCACAGAAATAACCGATTTCTCCTTCACCGTCACACACTGGACAAACAAGAAGGTTCTGTGATTTTATAAAATCTTTAATAACACTTGTCATAGTAATGGTAAATGATCTGTGATTCCTTCAAACTTTTTCTCGATGGCTGGTCCAATTGCACAGCAAGTCTTGGTCTTCACACCGTTGAATTCAGTTGCTCCGTTGTCGGTAATCATATGAGATATCAGTCCAGAGTCAAGAGCTTTCTGATGAACTGCGTCAAGTTCTTCTTCGCTGTTGACATAGACACAGATCTTACGGAAAGATGAAGTTAGCCAACTAGTAATTTCGATTGCTTGTTTTTCATCATACGCTTGACTCAGATATCTTGTTTCATGATGATGGATACCATAACCCATAGTCTTTTGCAAATTCATTTTTTGCGTCAGAAACGACATGCTGGCATGACTGCCTTGAGCAATCATTTTTCCCTTACGCATGTTGAGATCCTTTCGCATGACAATAACTTGTTTTGTATTCATTTTAATGATGATCTAAATTACCCAATTTCTTTTTCGCTAGAATGCTCACAGCTTCATCAATGTCGAAGAATGCCGTACCGTTAAACATCTTAGCATTTTCAACCCCACAGTCAAGGATTTTTCCAAAATCATCACGATCAGGATTGATCTGTTTTAGGTTGCTGTGGCTGTGACCGCACAAGCAAACACGACCCCTGTTCTGATCATGAAACACTAAAGGTGCCATATGAGTACAGAAGAACCTATCTCGGTCCACATCAAGAAGAAATGACTCTCCCATCATGGTAACATTCTTAGCGATTCTTAGAGGGTAGACTTCATGATTGTCAAACCCAAGAGGCAGGTTGTTCTTATAAGCCTGATAAACACCAGAGTTATGATTACCCCACACCATCAGAGTCTCACATGGAATCCGTTCAATGAAATCAATGATAGAATCAGCACCGATACCCAATCCGACATCGCCAAGACAAATCAACAAATCGTTAGGATCTAATGAAGCAATCTGTGCATCAATCCAATCAGAGTGTTCTTTACCGCTGCTGAATCCACGGGGACCATATAGGAAATCCCTATCATGTCCGTAGTGAAAATCAGAGTTGATCTTGATCTTGTTGTAGTCTTTACGAGACTTTTTAATCTTGAGCATTTTGTTTGATTTTTTTAATAATGTCGTCGCTGCCTTGAATGATTTCTACAACTTCATCGTTTTCGAGAACGACAAGGCGAGGCACAGATCGAACACCGAACTGCTTGAATTTTTCTGGCTGTTCTTCCATATTCACAATCTCCACTTGGAGATTTTCATCTTGGATTCTTCGTTTGATAAGACTACATGGTCCACAAAATGTGGAAGTGGCAAGGATTAGTTTCATATTTAATTGTTTTTTAAAGCTTCCAGTTCTTGAAAGACGGCATTGCTTACGATTTTATCAGAGATTTCTCGATTGTCAAGCAGAGTAAATGCATAACCCGCTCTCCAGTCTTTATAACGAGAAGTAATCAGCATAGCGCACTCTTTACGAGTTTCGACAAATCGAAAACTATCTACAAGTTCAATAATGTTGTCTACCTTAATCAGATAATTGTTATATGCCTGAACAACTGTTTCGATTTCTGACTTGATCTTTTCTGCAATTTCATAATCCAGAGTGGTTTCGACATACTTGTAGAACTCATTTCCAGAGGTAAACTTAGGAGATGCTAGAAACAAATCCATTACCTGTTTGATGGTCTTGATACCAGTTGCCAGTTTATGAAGCTCACAATACAAGGATGCCTTGATCTTCTTGAGAGTTTGACCATCTGGAGAATACAACACAACACCTTCTTTACCTTCCCAAGCATTCACATCAAGAATACATTCTTCAACAGAATTGTATTCATACTTTTTGGGACGAGGAATCTCCAAGTAGTCAGCATAGTGTTCAACAAATCTTTGAGAAAAATACCGACCAGTTTCATTATTTACAATACCCAAAAAAGTCAATGTAGGTTCATTATGTTCTCGAAGAACAATTACATTATTAGGCGTTGTCCATTCGAATAGGAAGGAAAGCTCACTGGTTTCTTCGTCCATGTCAAACAAACAAAACAGAGGATATTTCTTGATCAGAAGATCAATCTCATGACCATTGGGAAGCTGACGAGCATCAACAGTACCGCGGGTACGACAGATCAATTCATTCTTATACTTACTAACAATCAAAAGTGAACCGTCCAACTTGTGCCGAGCTTCAATCTTCCAAGAAGATTGCCATGGTTGAAAATCAGGACGCTCCCCGAAATTAGTGAACTTACCAAATCCCTGAGATACTACAAAATTGTCAGACTTACGAACGATACAGCTACGGAAACGAGCGATTTCGTCAGTCCACTTTGTAGACATATCTTTTGGAGTGATCAACCAGCATTCGTCGCCAGCAATCACACAATCTTTGAAATTGAAATACTCTGGATCAGGCAGGTTCATGTATTGATTATGCAGGTATTTGTTACAAAAGCAACAGCGAGTTTCGAATATTTTCAGCTTGCATCTCACGAACACTTTGAGGCACGCTGTGGATGTCTTTATTACCATGACGATTCTCAACAATGAGGGAGATAAACATAGCACCAGCTTCTTTGGCGGCTTTTTCATAGAAGGCGAAGTCACGCTCCTTACTGTTGGTATTGGCGACGATGATACACTTAGCATCAGTATTTGTCAACCAAAACATGAAGAGTTCTTGACATTGAGCATGGGCAACTCCCAGCTTACTAGCATCAAATTT